ACATTGTAAAAACACCCTTAAATATGAGTGTTACCCTTGTTAAAAGTGGCTCAAGTGATGAATTAAGCGAATATGTTAATACTTTGCTTGAATTAGTTGACAGTACAAAATTAGTGACTGTTATCACACCAGAGAAAGAATATAATAATATGAAAATTGTTAAGGTAAATTTTGACCGTTCAACTGATAATGGTGTAAATATTATTCTTGCAGAGTGTAATTTCTTGGAAATTAGGCAGGTGCAGAGTAAATACGGAAATGCAAGACTTCAAGGCAAAACATCAAGAGGCTTGCAACAGCCAAAAGCAAAAGAAACATCGGGACTAAAAGGTATTTTAGGTTATATTTCTTAATAAGGAAAAATTGTTATGTTAGAAATTCCTTTAAACAATGAAAAAAATCAAGAATTTAACATTATTCTTGATGAGCAGGAATGTACTATACAAGTGCAGGAATTAAACAATAATTTATATTTTTCTTTGTATGCAGATGATAAGCAGATTATAGAAAATACCTTGGTAAATATTGGCATCAGAATTTTACATAATAAGCCTTTTGATTTTAAAGGCAATTTTGTTTTTATAGATACATATTCAAAAGCCGATGAACAGAAGAACCCTAATTTTATGCAGTTAGATACAAGATTTAAACTGTATTTTTTAACTGCCGAAGAGGATTTGAGAATTGGCAATAACTGAAATTAAAGATAAAAGCCGTAAAAGTGAAAACTTTAATTATACGACTTTTACAGAAAAAAAATTACAGATAAGAATTACCTTATCAAAAGGCAAATTTAAAAATCAGGAAGGTAATACATACATAATCAACGATTTGGCGATGTCTGTAAAAGTTGAAAAGTTAGGAGCACCAGACTTTGGCAAGGCAACGGCAGAAATCTACGGTTTGCCATTAGATGTTATGCAACAGCTTACAACTCTGAATATGTCCCCTTTGTTTACCTTTAGAAATTATATAACCATTTTTGCAGGTGATGACAAAAACGGATTAAATCAAATATACGCAGGTGCAATTACTGGGGCAAGCTGTGATTTTAATTCAGCTCCCGATATAAAAATGAAGATTGAAAGCCGTCAAGGCTTTTTCGGTTCTGTAACATCTCAAGATGAAAACTTTGTAAAAGGTTCAATGTCTGCAAGTGATTTTATTTCGCAACAAGCAAAAAATATAGGCTTTTCATTCAAAAATGAAGGAGTTACAAGCTCCGTTAAAAATGCTTTGTTTACTGGCTCACCTATTGAGCAGATAAGACAATGTGCCTCACAAATTGGAGCAGAAGTTATTATTGATGATGAGCAAATAATTTTGTTAAAGTCTGAAAGAAAAGGAAATGTACCGATTTTATCAAAAGATAGTGGCTTGCTAGGTTATCCAGTAATGACACAAAACGGCATTGAATTAAAAGCTATATATAATAAAGATTTTCGCTTTGCTGGATTGATAAATATTGAAAGTGAAATACCTAGGACTTCGGGCACTTGGCGTATTATTAAATTATCTCATTCTCTTGATGCTAATTTACCAACATCAGGCAAATGGGAAAGCTCTATAACTGCTTTTTACCCTCATTTATCAGGTGCAGTTGGAAAATTCGTTTAAAATCAAAGGTATATTATGGCAATTAACGAAAATAACAAGCGTGGTATGATATCGGCTTATGCTGGTACATCAGAATTCAACGGCAAGGAAGCACAAATAAACAAACATATACAAGACTTAAACACGACTTTTGTCGGCAAGGTTACAAAATGCACGTCAAACGGAGTTAATGGTTCCAAAACTGTTACTGCTATCAATCTAATTCAGCAGATTAACGCTGAAGGAAACGCATTAAAAAATATAGAAGTTTCAGACTTACCACATTATCGTTTGCAGGCTGGAATAGGTGCAGTTATTCTTGATCCAGTACCTAATGACATTGGTATTTTTTCTTGTGCAAAGCGTGATATTAGCAATATAAACAAAGATACAAGCTCACCACAAGTGCCTGCAAGTTTTAGGCAGTTTAATGGCTCTGATGCCGTTATGGTTGGAACAATACACACACAAACACCAGAGGTATATATACACATTCAGCAGGATAAGACTATTACAGTAATTGCACCTAACGGCTATCATTGTGAAACAAATCAAAAACATAGCGTAAAGGCAAATACTGCTGTGATTGATGCTCAATCTGTTACAATAACTGCCCAGAGCGTAACAATTAACGCACCTAATATAACATTGAACGGAAATGTAACCATTAACGGCTCACTATCTGCAAGTGGCGTGATTAGTTCTGCTACTGATGTAAGCTCAAAAGGTAAGAGCTTTAATGCTCACACTCACGGTGGCGTTCAGAGTGGAAGCAATAGCACGGGAGTACCAAATTAAATGACACAAAAAACATTAAAGTTAAATGATAATTGGGATTTATTCGTTGACACAAAAGGCGATCTATCTGTAACAGATAAGACCTCAAAAAATTATGCAATTGCTCAAAACGTTGCAAATGCTTTTAGACTTTTTACAAACGATGCCTATTATTTCACAGATGAAGGCATACCACATTTTTTAATTGAATTAAGGACTGATGCCAAATTTAATATTTTAAAAAGCCGTTTAAAATCAACGGCAAAAAAGATTGACGGTGTTCAAGAATGTGAAATAAAATTACTAAAAATTGAAGATAGAAACCTTATAGGCGTTGCGATGCTAACTTTGACAAATGGAGATAAGATAGATGTTAATTTTTAATGAGAAAACAGGCTTTTCAGTTCAAGAGCCTCAAGAAGTCAGAGAGGAAATAGCCCAAAGCTGGATCAATGCCTTTAAATCTGATGATACACCCGACATCAATACTGCTCCAGAAACTCCACAAGGTCAGATTATTGATGCTGAAACTTTGGCAATTACTCAAAAAGATGCAGAGCTTGCCTTTTTAGCAAATATGTTTAACCCTAAAACTGCACGTGGCATTTGGCAAGATGCCTTAGCTGAAATTTATTTTATTAAGCGTAAAAAAGCCGTAAATTCAAGATGTTATTGTGTATTAACTGGATTAAATGGCACTGTGATTGAAAAAGGCTCAAAAATTCAAAGTTCAGCAGATAGCACTTATTGGGATTTGTTAGAAGATGTTACTATTAACGATAATAGCTCTGTTACTGCATTGTTTGAGTGCGAAACCGAAGGGGCTGTAATTGCTTCACCTAACACCTTGAATAAAATTATTACAACAGTTGCTGGCTGGGATACTGTAAATAATATTCAGTCTGCTACTGTCGGCAGTCTTGAGGAAAGTCAACAAGCATTTGAAAAACGTCGCTATGATAGTGTAGCTTTAAATTCAGTTGGTACAACTGCAAGCGTATTCTCAAGAGTTAATCAGATTGATGATGTTGTCGGTTGTTATGTTGTTGATAATAAGACAAATGTTAATAAGATTATTGATGATTATCTTTTAAAGCCTCATTCAATCTATGTGGCTGTAATCGGTGGAAGCAATCAGGACATTGCAGAAGCTATTTATCGTTCATTATCAGCTGGTTGTGACTACAACGGAAATACGCAAATCACAGTTGTTGACCCTCATACACACGCAAAAGAAAAAGTCACATTTATGCGACCTACACTACAAAACGTTTATATTAAAGTAAACGTCTTTGACAAAGATTTGCCAGATGATTATGAAACCTTGATAAAAAATGCAGTAATTACAAACTTTTATGGTCAAGATGAGCAAATAGAAATTGCAGGTGAAGCAGTTACAAGGGCGATTATGGGACAAGACATCTATGCAAGCCGTTTCTTACCATCAATTCTTAATAAGAATATAAGTTCTTTATTGTCTGTACAAATTTCACTTGATAATCAAGCATTTAGCGATTATGTGCATATCAAGATAGACAAAGAACCTTATATTGATGAAAGTAACATAACTGTCAATTTAATTGAGCCATAAAGGATAAAGCAAAATGTCAGATTTTAATATTGATAAAGTTATTCAGTCGCAGTATGCAAATTCAAAGCGTATTAACGACATTATTAACAATTTTTGGGACTGCATAAACCCAGAGAATGACATAAAAAATTTATATGACAAAATTATCAATCTTAATACAGCTGTCGGTTTTGGCTTGGATATCTGGGGCAGAATTGTAGCTATTTCACGTGAATTTATTTCTGTTGAATTGAAAAATAAATATCTTGGTTTTGACCCTCAAGGAGTGCATCATACAAGAATTGATACGCTTGATAATGCACCTTTTTATCAGAGAGTTGATGGTAAGGTTCTATTAAGTGATGAAGGCTATCGCTTTTATATTCTTATTAAGGCTTTGATAAATATCAGTAATTCAAGCCTTTACAACTTGAATAGTATGCTTAATATGCTATTTGGTGACAATAAGAATATAATGATTATTCATACTGATACAATGGCTTTGAGGCTCTTAATTTTGTCAGATGTACCAGAAGTAGCAAAAAGTGCTTTATTGCGTATGAATTGGCTACCAGCAGGAGTTAATCTTGATATATATCAAGTAATTACTCCTACTTTTGGCTTTAATGGCTCATTTTTGCACCCTTTCAATCAAGGTACATTTTGCTCTGATGTACCTCGTGATTTATAATATAAATGTTTGATATATAGGAGTTTTATTTTATGGTTCAACCTAACAAATGGGGCGAGGTCTTAGGCTATAATGCCGATTATAACCAGCTACCAGAAGATGCAACTTTAACTGCCAGCTTTTCAAAATTATTTCCAGAAATTACACAAATTCCATTAGAGGTTGGAGGCACTCCACCAAAAAGAATGGACTTAAACGCCATCTTTAAACTTATTGGCGAAAATGTTTTTTATTATCAGAATGGTGGTGTTTTTGAATATAATGATAATTTTCATTATGAAGTTGGAAATGTCATAAGATTTAATAATAAAATTTTTCTTTGCATTAGAGAAAATTCAAAAACTAATAAACACGCTCCAACCGATGCCACATATTGGCAACAAATTACTACAAATGATATTTTAAGAAATTATGTTAAAAGTGTTAATGGTATCACACCAGACGCAAACGGTAATGTGTCATTCAGTTACGTGAAATATACTGATTTAACACCATACGCAAAAAGAACAGAGCTTGAACCAAAGATAGATAGAGCAGAATTTATTGAAACATTAAGAAGATATGTTAAGAGCGTCAATGGCATCACACCCGATGCGAACGGTAATGTATCTTTCAGTTATGTTAAGTATTCAGATTTAACACCATACGCCACAAAATCAGAATTAACACCAAAAGCAAACAGGTCGGAATTAGCACCACTAGCAACCAAAACAGAAGTTGAAATCGCTTGCCCTGTTGGAACAGTCCACGCTTTTGCTGGTGTTTATGCTCCTAATGGTTGGCTATTGTGTAACGGTCAAGCCGTTTCACGTTCTCAATTTTCAAGATTATTCTCTGTAATATCAACCCGTTATGGTGGTGGAGATGGTTATAGTACCTTCAACGTTCCAGATATGCGAGATAGGTTTATTGAGGGTGCAAACTCTTATAATGTTGGTACACCTTTAAGTGCTGGTGTTCCAAATATTACTGGTGATTTTGGAAGTGATGCTTTATTTGTCGGTGGTCTTGCTGGTGGTGAGCCTACTGGTGCTTTCTCAAGGTATAATGCTGGTGGTAGTCATCTTGCTGTATCTGTATGGGCACCTGCTCAAGCTGGCTCTCAGCGTGTAAATATAAATGCAAGTCGTTCAAGTGCTGTATATGGTCGTTCATCAACTGTTCAGCCAAATGCTTTAAATATGAATTTTATTATTAAATATTAAGAGGTTTTAAAAAAAATGATTGAACCACAAAAATGGGCGTCAACTTTAGGAAGTCAAAGCGATACCGTAACTTTGCCAGATGAGGACTTACAGTTTGCAAGTTTTAAAAAACTGTTTCCTGCCTTAACACAAGTGCCTTTATCAGAAGGTGGTGTAGCTCCACAACGTACTGATTTTAATACACTTTTTAAGTTATTAGGCGATAATATATTTTATATTCAGCAAGGTGGTGTATTTAGTTATTCAGATACGGCAGATTATGAAAGGGGAGCATTTGTTAAATACAACAACGAGTTATATTTATGTATTCAAGATAACAGTTCATTTAATAAACACGCTCCAAATGATGCAGAATATTGGAAAAAAGTAGCTACCGAAGATTTTGTTAATACTTCAATAAATAACCTTAACACAATTAGAAAAAATGACGGTAACGACTATTACGATGATAG